CCTGTTGATCGCCTTGCATAAGCGCTCTATCTCGTCCGGCGGTTTGTCGAGGAACTCGTATGGCGAACATTTGAAAAGCATCGCCAGGTCGATGCACGTCCCCGTCAGGTCCCCACTGGCGGAAGAAAAAAAGGGGCGAGCTTCCACCCGCACGCGACCAGGTCTTGCGATGCCATCTTCTCAATAGAGCCACTCGGAATATTGGCGAGGCGGGCGACCATGGCTTGTACGACTGGCATATTGAAGCGGACGAGGGGAGGGTCGGTCATCGGATAGAAGTCGACCGGATTGCCGGCGCGCATTCCGTCACCGGCCGTTGGCACGCGCATTTTGACGACAGACACTTCTTCGCCGTAGGCATTGATTGGCTTCGACAGTTTGACATAGATGTGATCCGGATCTTCGATCGGCTCCTCAGTAGGCTCAGCACTCGGCTCGTCATTCATCTTAAGTTATTTCCTCCAACGTTATCCCCTGGAATAGAACGGCGATCTTGCCGTCGTGAGCATCGATCACGCTTCCAGACTCATACCATGCGTTCGTCAGGATATAGCTGTTGCCGTTGGCGAGATCGACCTGGACGGTCGACTGTGTGATGTTTTCAAGCTGCACGATCGATAAATTATTGCCGATGGAAATCTCGCCTTTGATCTCTGGTACTATCGGCACCTCGATGTAGCCGTGGACGCCGTCCATACCAGCGACGCCTGTTCGCTTGACGGACTTGCCGGTGACCATGAAGCCGCCGCGGGCCTCGTATTGATTCCCATCGACGCGAAAGCTGAGCGTGCCGCCTATGCGGTTAACGTTAGAAGTTGCCATTTTAGTCTCCAACCATTAGGCGGGCCGCAATTTACAGACCGATCGACGTGCTGCCACCGGATACGTTTTGCTGATAGAGCAACCTGAACTGGGCCAACACGGAGAAGATTCTCAGCGCGCCGGCGAGTTGCGGAGGCCAGAGCACGTTCACCCGGTTTGGATTTGTGCTGTCGATCTGGACGACGAGATTGTTCGTAAAGTCCGTGATATCCGCGACCAGCCCGTTGAATTGAGCGGTCACGAATTCCGCGACGAGCTCGCCCATGATGGTCTTCGGCGTAACGATTGCTTGCCCTGGACCGTATGCGGTTCCGTCCGGAACAAGTTTGACGCGGCCATATTTGCTCGTGATGGCAGCTTTCATATTGCTCAGGAGAAGAGCCAGCGTCGCAAGGACGGTCAGAAGCCCGAAGGCGGTGTCGCCCTGCCCGAAGCTATTGAGCTGATATTGCGTTGTCTCACGCAGGATCATCGGATTGCCGTCAGGAGCGACGGCCTGGATAGCAAACCCTGAGTTCGTCAGATTGTTGAGCTGCGCTTGGGAATAGCGGAATGCCAACACCGCCGGAAGGACGCCGAGCATTTCCAGAGTTTGAAGTGGACGAGCCGGATCATCCTGGAAGGCATTCGCCGCGAGGCCGCAATAAGCCGCCGCCCATTCCCAGGTTGGGGATGCCGCCTGTTGCTCGATGGCCATCGACGAGATTACCGGCTGGTTCGTTCCGAGTCCGCGAGTAATCGAGTCCGCATAATCATTGCGGTAGGCGTTCATGATGAAGCCGTATTGCTGGCGCGAGAAGCTCCAGCGACCGGACGCTCCGAAGCCATATTCCGTCGACCAAACTGATTCAGACGTCGCATCATTATATGGCATGCCGACATAGAAGAATTGCTGGGATTGAATATTGGCGATCGCGGTCGTGAAGGTCGGCGTGCCTGCTCCGCCGGTTAACCACGCATTGGTAGTGGCCGGAGGCGGTATCGTCACCGTCATGCCAAGCGGCAAGATCTGCCCGGCGGAGGCACCGAGATAGTTCGGGATGGCGGTGACGTCGTTGCCGGTTAGGCCCTTCCAAATACACGTACAGGTGACGACGCCAAGCGCTGCGGTCGCCGTGACCGGAAGATCGAGATTTGCATTGATCGCGGCCGCCAGATTGGTGGCAACGGTTCCGACTGGGTCAGCCGCTGCGACAGCCACTTGGACGAGTTGCCCGGCAATGTAAATGGACAGCGTCCCGGCAGCGGTCGATGGCGTCGCGATAGTGATCGTGCCGGTTGCCGCTGCCCCGCCGCCTGGATCTGCGATGGGGACTGCATAGAGAAGCTGATTTGGGTTGACCTTGAAAAATGCCTTGCACATCCGGTCGAGCATGGAGCCTCGGCCAAACAGCAACTGGCCGAGCTGCGGCGAGCCAACGGCAACTGGCACGTTTGCAGCTGCTGTCCCGGCCTGTGCGCCGGTCGCATTGTACTGACCGACAAGCAAAGCGGGCTGTTGCTGCGTCAGATTCCCTGCGAGAGATCCATCAACTGTAGCCCAGAACAACGGCACAGCCCAAGATTGAGGAAGTCCTGTAGAAACCGAGCCCATGGCGAGCATCCTTTATGCAAAAGAAAACCCGCCGATTGGCGGGTTGTGATTGTTCATGATCTATGCGGCAGTGGTGCTATTCGTGAGCTTCCAGCTTCTTATCTTCCGGGCGCCACTGCTTATCCGGATCGTCCGTAAGCCAGCCGTCCCTGAGCCCACGGCATGTCTCGCCGTCGTATTCCCACATACACCCGCCGACCTTCGGCTTCCCATCTATTGGGTGAGGCACATTGAGCGCCGACGCCTTGGTCGGGTAGACCATGATCTTTCCCATTTTTTCTCCTAATCGATCTGCTCGCCGGTCTCGACCGGGATTTGGACTTCAACAATCGTCGTGCCGGCTGCCGACTCGGTCTTGATATCGATCAGTTCGAGGTCATACGGCGCGTGTGGCTCATAGGTGATCGTGAAACTAACCGTGAGCGCGAGTCTGATTTCAGCGATGTAGGATTCACCTACCTTCGAGAAAACATAATTTCTGGTGACGCTTTCCGCGAATTCAAAAAGCTCAAGAAATCTCGTATCGCACAGCAGTTTTTCCTTGGCCTTCTGGACGAAGGTATCAAGCGTTCCATCAATCAAGTCTTCATCATGGGCCATGACCGCCCATGAGAGCCCGAGAGTCAGCGTGTCCTTGAAACGAGGCTGCGTGACGCCCCTTCCTGGATCGAGCTGCGTCTCGTTTTCCATGTGGATGAAGACGCCAAGGGCTGGCAACTGATTCGGCTGCAGTGTCACGATCGGGGCCTTGCGGGCAGTCGTCATGCCGCGGCCGTTGATCTTCAGTCTGACGAGCCTCTCGAAGGCCTCGTCACGGATCTTGATAGCGTGGGTCATCTGCGATGATGCCGATGGCGATGATGTGGTCTAGACCCGTGCCAAATATTGCTGGAAAATCCGCCGTGCGCGAGTCCCCAGCGCTTCATAAATCTTATTTGAGCACCGACGGTATGTGGATCTCTGGCGTTCAATCCGGTCTGCTTGGTGAACACGTCGCCCAAGCCAGGCCCACGGTTGCCACGGCTATTATGGCGGCCGCCGTAGTGGAGCTGAAACGGCCCAAAGGAGGATCCGTGATTGCCGATGTAGCAGTTGAAACCTTCAGTGCGGTAAACTTTGAGAAGCTGCTTGGTCTGGCTGCCTCCCATTTCTTTAATTATGGACGTCCTGGAAACGTCCATGATGTGACACGCGGCGTCGGCTTCTTGGCATGATAAGCCCGCCGATGCGGCAATGATCAGTGCTGACCAGAAGGTTTTCCGCATGGCTAGACGCCTTCATATGTCACTCTCTTCATCAGCAATTTTGCGGCGCCGCCGCTATCCATCCGGACGTCATCGACCTGCAGGAGAAGCGGTGAGCCGATAGGTAGGCCAGCGAACTCGGTCTGTATATCCGCCACGATCGTGACCTGATCACCCTGCATCGGGAGCGCGGGCAATTCCGAAAGCCGGACGTCGATCTCAAGTGTCCGGGTCGTGAGTTGACCGCCATCGTCGAGGATGACGTCGACGACCCTAACCGTCCAAATCCCGCGCGCCGCATAAGGAGCGGACCCTGGCAATGAGGCCAGAGGCGCGATGGTCAGCGGCTTTCCAAAGGCGTTCTGCGCCGGGTTGAGAACTAGCTTGTCAAAATCCACGGGCTTTTACGGGCAGAGCCAAACGCCATTGACCCAGCAAGACGGATACCACCGGCCACTGTGCCACCATCCATGATCGTTACCATGGCCTCCATGCCACCCTCGGTCACCGCCGTGCCAACCGTGGTCATGGTCGTCACCACCGTGCCAACCGTGGTCATGGTCATGGTCATGGTCACCGTGCCATCCATGATCGCCGTGGAACCCACCACCATGGTTGTCATGGTCACCGTGCTGCGCGTAGGCCGCCATGCCGAGCGGGGTTGCGACGACGAACATCATGAGAACTGCGAATAAAGCGTACTTCATTTTTATGCTCCATGATTTGGATGGGCCGCCGGGTAGCTACTCCGGTCTTGCGTTGGCCTTGGCCCAAGTCCGGACCGGTGGCTGTACCAACGCCGTGCGCGCTCACACTACGGCCCAAACTTTGGCAGCTAGGTGCGAGCCGCCTGGTTGACCCCGCGCGGGGTCCCTATCTCGACGACGCGAGAGCCATCCGAGAGTGCCGCCGGAACCATTTGCGGTTCGCCAGGCCGGTGCACGATGCCGAGTCCGATCAGTCGCTCGGCCTCGCTGGCCTCAAGAGTGACTTCCATTCCCTCTTTGAACTCGACGGCCAGTGGTGCGCGGACGACCTTACCGTCCTCGCCTTCTCTGACAATCTTCGTCTTGGTCGGGTCTGGGAACAAAAGAGTACGGCCGCGCGAGACGACTATACGCTCGAAGCCTGGGTCGATTTCCTCTGAGACAAAGGTCTCATCTGGTTCAGCATCCCAATGTGGCGCACCGGCTTCTTGCTGGGCGCGCGGCGGACGGCCGCGGCCCCTTCTACCTTCTTCCATTTTTATGGCTCCGTTGATGGTGACCTAAGCCGCCGCCCTTTCGGTACAGCCGCCCGTTACAGCGGTTTTTTACCCCGCTTGCTTAGGTCATTGTTTGGGCTGATTCAGAATTAGTTGAACAGCGCCGGGCAAACGTTGGCGCTAAAGCTAGCATTCGGACGCGCCGGGATGACGATCGGCGAGCACTGCATCATGAGGTAGCGCTGCGCCGGATCGTTCTCGACCCAAGTCTTTGGGGCGAACGGCAGGGCCGCATAGTTGAACGCAGGATCGAGGATTTGCGCGAAGGCGCGAGTCCCCATCATGTCCTTGCCAACCAGAATGACCGTGCCGTCCACGAGCATCGGTAGCTCGACCTCAAGGTTCGTGTTGGTATCGACCTGGACGTACCATTCATTGTAAATCCAGAGTGAATACTGACCCCATTGGCCTTTATAGACCGCACCTTTTTCGATGCGCGGGCCGGGGTCGAGAGCATTGCCGAAGTCACCGAGTTTCGGATAGTAGATCGCGCCCTTTAGCAATGGGTCGGCGATAAAGCCTTCCCAGCTTGCGGTCGTGAAGATGATATCCGTCACCGTGGCGCCGCTCTTCTTGAGGATCTGGCGCTGCCATCCCTCGATGTTGAGAGTCGGCGTCGCGGTTCCGGCCACAACATTCGCGGTCGTCCATTGCAACGTGCTTGTGAGCGTGACGCTTAACGAGGGGTCGCGGCCGAAGTCGATAAGAGAAGTTGGGAAGCCGTCGCCGATAATGGTGACAGTGCCGTTGGTCAGGACCTGCGCTGCCATCCATTCGAGTCTCCTCGTAAGGATGTCGATCTGGTCGGTCATTTCCTGCTCGATGTTCGCCATCTCGCGCTCGGAACCGGACATGTCGCCGCCGATACGCTCGCCGATCATGCGCCGGATTGGCTTGCGCAAGTCAGGGGCGCGCTTGTCCTTGATGTACGCCGGCTTGAAGACGTTGGTCTGCATACGGCGTTGCTCGACAAGCTTGCCTTCGACGAGCGGAGAGACGAACGGCGCGATCCGGCGCTTGCCGATATCGACGTCGATCGAGACGTACTCGGTGTCGGAGGTCACGAGATTCGGGAAGTACTTGTCGAGGAGGAAGGTAGTGGGCCTGAGTAGATTAGGAACCACTTGTATCAAAACATTGGTGTCGAGGAGAGCGTTGACTCCCGGACCCGGCGCGTTAGCGGCCATGGTAATTCTCCATCAGTTAGGGTGATTGGCCGATGCTGGCCGGGCAGTTAGATTATTGCGGTGGCGCCGACGAGATCGACGCCTTCACATGGATGCCTAACGGGCGAAGTGCTTGCTTGATACCCGCCAAAGTTTGGCTTGGATCAAAGATAAGCGCATTGCCGTTGACAGCCCCAAACAGCAAAATACCAGAGTTAACATTGCCGCTCGTCGGATCCGCTGTATCAAGTAGGATGCCAGCAGGCGAATCGCTGCCGTCCGTGGCGGTCGCGACAGCGATCTTCCAAACACTAGCGCCTACCGCCGCAGGGATGATGACGAATCCGTCTGCAAGAGTCGGAGTGCCACCCGCGGTAACTAGGAAACTGATTTGTGGATCAGTGAATTGAGTACCGAACGTCGTAACGCCAAGCAAATCTCCGTTCGGGTCGAAGACGTTCGCCGTAGTCGCGGTTAGGACCGAAACGGTATAGACGCCAGGCTTAACCGCTGGGCCACCGCTGATCGTACCGATCGTCGCAGTGCCAGTATTCGCCGTGCCGCCAGATAGTGTCGCGCCCGAGACAGTAAGCGAGGTCGAGTTAGATACCGCCTCGGTAAAGGCATTGCCGCCAGTTCCGGGGATTTTCGAAGTAAGGGTCACTACGGCGCCAGAAACGCTATAGCTCATCTTCGAAATGTTAGCATCCGTCGAGCCGTTCAGGAACGAGGTAATTGCGTT